CGAATACTTGCCCCAGAGCGTGTACTTCAAGACACGACCGGGGTAGAGGTAGTTGGCCGGGAAGGTGAAGTCCGGCACCATGATCGTCTCGGCGGCGGCGGTGACAGCGGTGCCGTCCGCGATGGTCGCGTACAGCGTCTCGCGCCAGGACTGCAAGCCGCCGCGCGGCTGCTGCCAGGCGGGGAGCTTGCCTGCGCGCTCGAGGTGCTCGAGGATGGAGTCGGGGAGCCGGGAAAGGTCGGGTGCATCGCCGTCGAAGCCACGGATTGACCAGCCGCGCTCTACGTTCTGCTGGAGCTCTGACGGGTTCATATTTTTGCAATCCGGTTTGCGCCGTTATCCCAGGCCACTGTCACGTCACCGCCGAGCGTGACGGGAAGCCCCGAAGCCGAGTCCCACCAAAAGAGGAGCCAGGACGTCGACTCCACGCCGGAGTCCTTGTAGACGAGGATGGCTTCGCAGGCATCGCCGGTCGTGCCGGTGAATACGACGTCGTTCGCGTCCACGATGCCATCGTCGGCCGCGTCGATCAGCGTCATGGCGCCGGAAGTCTCTTCTCGTGCAGCGCCGGCTACGTCGTCCAGCGCGTCGTGCGTCGTGAGATTCACCGTGTAGTCGGCGGTGTCGACCAGTACGGTCTTGATCGTTGAGCCGCCGGACGCCTTCCACACGATGTCACCGAAGGCAAAGTGCTTCATGCCCGGCTGATAGAAGCCATTAGCCATTAGGTACTCCTAGCGTGACGGTTGACGTTTGGGCGAGCAGCTCTTCGCGCTCACCGTCCGATACGGGCTTGACTTCGCCATCGAGGACCTGGACGTAGCCCTTGGCCTGGAACTCGCGCGCCGTGTCGGCGTCGAGGCAGCCCACTTGGCCGGCGGAGATCGACCACTTGATCCGCTCGCGTCGAGGGTGCACCCAGCCGTTGAGATCCACGAGGGCGCGCACCTTGACTTGCGGCTTGAAGGCGCGCTCGACGGGAACGAAGCGCACGGGCTTGAGCTCGCGTGCCACTAGACGACGATGCCGAGCTGCGCGCCGAGCGCTTCCTTGATCTTGTCGATCTCGGCTTGGAGCTCCGCGATCTGCTTGCCGTACTCAGGGTCCTGTAGGACCGGCTTGGCTTTGGGCTTGGCTTTGGGCTTGTCCTGGGGCATTCATCTGTCCTTCCGCTTGTTCGGGATTCATTGAGGAGATCCGTGCTTGGTTCGCCATTTCGACGGCCATGTGTTCGTTGATGTGTTGCTCGATCAACTGCCACAAGCCTTGGTCGCCCGACATTTCCGCTTCGATCTGAGCTTCGCGGTGAATCGGGATATGCAGCGGAACCGGGTCGTAATACTGGACGGGGATCGGCTGGCCCTGAAGCATCAGATGGTTCTCGAGCTTCGCCTTGGAAAGATGCACGTCGGGCGTCGGGTCCGGTACGTCGAGCGCTTCGCCGGCCTCGAGCGACTGCTTGTACCAACCGACCCAAGCCGAGGGTGCCTGCTGGACGGCGCCCGAGTTGGCCGCGGCCATCCAGATGTCCTGCACCTTCTGTAGCTCCGCCGCCTGACTCCGCGGCTTGGCGCCGCCCTTGGCAACCTTGCACATGACGAAGGCCGGGATCTTGGTCGCGTTGAACTCCTCGAGCTCCATGCGTCCCTCTTCGCCGGCGAGGGGGATCATGCGCTCCGGTCCCCAGTAGCGGCGAATGTCGTAGACGGAGAGCTCCACGAGCCGGCCGATTGCGAGCTGATGCTCGCGGCGAATGGTTTGCCGCTTGACCTGATCGTTCTCGTTGAGAAGCGCGAGCTGCGCGTAGGTGGTAACGCCAGTCGGGTTCTCACCCAGCCGCGGCCCCCGGATGCCAGTCGCGTGCTCGAGATCGGAGCGGAGCATTTCGATGTCCCGGTACATCCAGTCGCCCGGCGAGAGACCGGCTACCGGCTGGGGCGGCCGCTCGTCGCGGTCTACCTCGATGACCTCCATAGCCAGCCCCTTGCGCTGCTTCGCCTTCGAGTTGGTCTCTACGACGATGTAGGGCAGGCCGCGGTCGATGATCTCGTTTTTTTGCGTCGCACGCTTGTTGACGGAACGCTGGACGTCTTTCGTGTTGCCGACGAGGCTGCGCGACCAAAAGCGGCCGGTCACCCTCCACCAATGGAAGTAGACGAGCCCCGAGTGGTAGGAGCCGTCGCCAAGCTGATAGGGCAGCATTTCCTCGGCGGAGACGAGACGCATCTTGTTGCCGACGAAGGTGAGCGTGCGCCCGCAGGCGTACCGCGGTGAAGGCTTCTCGTAGTAGGTGTAGACCCAGACGTGATCCTTGAGCCGGCCGGTTCCCGAACCCGACTCCGGTGAGCCGAGCGCGGAGTAGGTCTCCGTGATCTCCGCCTTCATATCGAGCCCGAGCACCGAGCCGATGTCCGTGTCCTCTTTGATGTCCTCGAGCAGATCGCCCCAGAGCGCTTTGGCCTGGACGAGCGGCGTCGGAAAGACGACGCACTCCCACGGGAGGTAGCGCTCGTGCGGCACGCCCGGCGGAAGCAGGAGATTGAAGGGGGAGAGGACGTCCCAGCAGATTCGCCCCTGCTGAATCGAGCGCATCTGCACGTCCGGGTTGGGCCCGTTGCCCATGAGCTCCGTCGCCTCGTCCTTGTCGAGTACCGGCTTGCCGCCGTAGAACGGCACGCTCTCTTCGACCATCGGGCCGTAGGTGGGATCGAACCGACAGCGCACGGCACAAGTGCCAAGGTCGACCACCATGCGCCGGACCTCTTCGAGCACTTCATCGCCGCGCCATTCCTCGTCCCATCCGTAGCTGAGGGCGAGGTTGAGGATCTCCTCGAATCCCTCGGAGGGCTCGTCCTGCCGGCGCAGTAGCAGTTGCGGCCGGTCGTCGCCGGAGCCGAGCTCGCCGATTGCCGTCATGCGGTACTCCGTGATGACGTCGGCGGAGTAGAGATCCTTGCCCTTGAAGTCCGGCGGAAAGACGAGGCGCCGCTGATCGCGGTCCCACGTCAGCCAATGCTTGCCAGCCGCGAACGCGAGATCGGAATGCCAGGTCGGCTCGAAGCGCTTGCGGTCCTCTTTCGCGCGGTTGATCTCGCGGCGAATCTTGCGTGTAGCCTCGTCACCCCCGACAATCTCCCCTTCGGGGAAGGCCAGCGCTAGTTCACTCATCAGTCAGGGAGGCGCTCAGGAAGCGCGACGAAGCGCTCGAGCTCCTCATCGAGAGTAGGCGCGGACTCTCTCGCAGGAGGAGGTTGCCAAGGTCTGCCAGCGAGGGAGCAGACTTGGTTCACGAGCAAGTCCTCGCGTCGGGCGGCCTGCCGGAGCTGCGAACGAAGCAGCGCGGAGAAGGCGAGGGTGACGAGACAAAGGGAGCCGATGGCGGCGAGCGCGACGTAGAGCATTCAGTTCTCCTCTTGAGCGAACCATGTATGGGCGTCGCCGGGTAGGTCGGCCCGCGTGAACCACTGTTGATGCCCGTCCTGCCACTCCGGGTTCAAGTTGCAGATCGTCATGTGCCCCATGTGTACGGACGTGTCGCACCAAAGCTCGAAGCCGGCCTCGAGCGCCTTGTTGCAGAAGTAGGCGTCATCCGACTGATGCGACTGCGAATCGTTCGGATCGGTTCGACCGTGGAGAAACCAGGGCGGCGAGATTGCGTCGAAAACGCGGCGATGTATGAGCATCCCGGCGCCGCCGAGGCGGTCACACTGGACGAGTCCCGCCGGCCTGTTCCGGTCGAGCGGCTTGCCGTCGACGCGAGCGCAAGTGACAAAAGGGGCTCGCCGGCCGAGCACGAGCGGCCCAACTATGTCCTTCTTGTGGGCCAGCAGCCGCTTCAGAATGTCCGGCTCGAAGGTGTGATCGTCGTCCATGAGCCAGAGGTAGTCACCCTCGAAAATCTCCACCATGCCGTTGCGGGCGTGGGCCAAGTCGTAGTTGAGGGCCCCGTAGATATCGAAGTTCGTTTGCTGCGCGAGCCGCGCGAGGTTGAGCGCAAACTCGGCATACACAAAGTCCCGCGTCGCCAGCCCGATTGTGCCGCTGGGCTTGTGCTGCGGCGCCTGCCCCGTCACCGCATGAGCGCTCTTGTCAGCGCCGTCGTGCGGGAGTTCTTCTTGCGGTAGGGCGAGGGGTGCTTGCGGGCCGAGCGGTCGAGCACATCGAAGCCGTGCTCTTTCACCCAAGCCGCGCCCTTGTTCGCGTAGAGGTAGCGCTGCTGCCGCCGAGAAACCGCTGGCATTAGAAGTACGAGAAGGAGCCGGCGGGGTAGTACGTCTGCTGAGGTTGCGTCAACGCCTGCATAACCGGCGTGAGGTACGGAGTCTGCGGGTAGCTCGTCTGCGGCGGCGGGTAGTACGGAGTGGGCTCCGGCACTTGCACCGGGAAGCGCGGCGGCGTCTGAACCGGAGCCGGAGCGATTGGCGCCGGGTGAGGCGCTTCGACCGGCAGGGCCGGAGCCGGCGGCGGCTCAGGCGCGGCCGGAGCTTCCGCTGCGTGCTGCGGCGGCAGGAGCTCGACGGGCGGCGGCCCGAGCGCCATCGGAGCGCTCATTTCGATGCTAGTCCCGATGGGAAAGCCGCCGGCAGGCTGGCCGGCGCCAATCGCTCCCGGCGACATCGCCGAAAACACGGGGTTGCCGATGCTGGACTTGCCAAAGACTCCCGATCCGCTCGAGGCGGGCTTGAACACGGAGCTGCGACGAGACTTGCGGCGCTTACTGCGGGCCATCAGGCGGTCCTCTTTTCACGGCATCGCGGGCAGGCCACGAGATAGGAGGGATGCGTCTTTGGGCACTTGCACGTCCACTTGGCCGTATACGGCTGCTTGAGCGAACGCTTCATCGGCTTCCCGCCCGACACTTGGACAAGCATCAGGCGGCGTTCTGTACGGTCAGAGCAAGGTCGGCCTCGGCGCGTTCGCGCAGGCGGGCCTCGAGCTGTTCGATGCGGCCGTCGCGCTGGGCCACATCATCGTGCAGCGACTCGACTTCTGCGTTGAGCGCCTTCACTTTCGGCAGTAGGTCCTTGATCTGCTTGGCGTAGTCCGAGTTCACGTCCTCGAGCGCTTTCCGCTCGTCCTCCGTGATACGGAGTTCTTCGGCGCGCTCGCTCGCGATGAAGCCGCGACGCATCGCGTCCTCTCGCGCGCAGCGGGCACACGAAAAGAGCATCCCGTGGGGCCGGATCTCTACATGCCAGAGGGTGAATGGGCCGTCCTTCTGCGAGCCGCAAAAGACGCAGGCGAAGGGCATGGACATCGGGCGGTCTACCAAGAGCGGTTCGAGCATGAGTCCTCCTAGACGTTGACGTAGCGCCCGACCGGAGCTTCGTCGCCGGCGACGGCGCGCTCGTGCTTCCACATGAGCAGAGCTCGAGCGTCCTCCGGTTCCCGGTCGCGCTCATCGAGCACGGGCGTCGCGCGGTGCCAGGACATCACGCCGTAGCGAAGTGCGGCGTGCGAGTGGCCGTGCGCTGATTCCCACTTGCCGTCTACTGCCTTGCCTGCCTCTCGGCCCTCGGCGGAGATCGGCGCGGAGCGGAGTTGCTCCGTCAAGTTCTTGCAAGTCGAGAAGAGGTAGAGCCGGGGAGCTCCCTCTTCTCCGTAGCGCGGGTGCCAGTCGGGGAACTTCCGCTGGCCGTCGAGGCGAAGCAGCTCGCGAACGCGGGCGTAGCCCGCCTGCCGGTCATTGTTCGCCCCGACGAGACCGCGGAAGCCGTGAGCCAGGTACTCCGTGAGCACGCTGGCCGGCCGGCCGCCTCTGCTTTGGAGACCCGTTTGCGCCTTGATCGCCGGGTCGCAGTAGACGTAGTGACTCTGGAAGCGCCCGTACCAGTCACGGGACTGCCACCAGTTGAGATCGCGTGGGGGGCCGTCTCCTTGGCGCCGGCGGAGGACTTCCGCGGCGTGCTCGGAGACGAGCCCCGGCGAGTAATACTCATCGAAGCAGACCACGTTGCCGTCGTGGTCGACCGCGAAGGGATACCAGGCGGTCGGCGCCGCTACACCGTGGTCCATCGCCTCGAAGCGGTGCCAGTTGTCCGGCAGCACGAAGGGCGAGACGACGTGCGTTGCGAGATCGAACTCCGGGTAGGCCGCGCCCTCGAACGATCCCCACTCGCCCTCAACAAATGCCTTGTACCAGTGGGGCCGGGTCTCCGCCGTGGCGAGCATCCCCTCGAGGTAGTCGTCGGGCAGATGCTCCGCGTTGTCCGTAAGTCGGACGTGAACGTAGCGGGCGTTCTTGTCGCGAGTCTCGTCGTTGACGAGGCGCCGGTAGACCCAATGCGTCGTGCCTGTCGGGTTGGCTACGCCGATCAGCTTGCGCGGGCCTCGAGGATCGGAGAGTCGGCCCATCAGCGTGTCGTAGATGCGCTCGCCCTCCGGGCCGGCGTCGAGCTCTTCGATTTGATCGATCAGGACGGCGTTGAGCGTGAGGTTGAGCAGCTTGCCGGGATCGTCTAGCGAGCGAAAGAGGATCTCGGAGCCGTTTATCAGCCTCACGATCTCGTCCGAGGCGCGGTACTGAGAGATCAGATTGGGCGCGATCAGCGGCGGTAGAGCTCCGTCGCCGTAGAGCATCGCCTTCTGTGTCGTGTCCTTGAGCTCGCGGTAAGTGAGCCGAGAAACGAGGTAGGTGCCCTGGGTCTTGACCGCCGTGGCGACGAGGAGCATGGCCGCGGCCTGCGTCTTGCCGGAGCGGATAGCCCCCCCGAAGAGAACAGTCTTTACGCCGTCCGTGTAGAACTGCTTGGCGAACTCGAGCTGCTTCGGGGTCGCCGTGAAGGGTCCGGCGGCGTCCACCTAGAAGTATTTTCCGCGGAGGGCCCTACGAGCTCTACGCCGCTCGCGATTGTGCTTGGGGTCGTAGTGTAGGACCATATCGCCCTTCGGGTGCGGTGAGGGCTGGCGGTCCTTGCTGGCCGGAATCGCCCGCTTGCGACCCGTACCCCGACGCGCTTTCCCCCCCGCCGCACCGACCTGTGCGAGCGCGTGCTTCAGGCGGATCAGCTCGATGTCAAGCTGCGGGGGGCCCCACGGCGACTTCTGGCCGAGGAAGCCCTCAAGTCCGCCCGGTCCTTCTGGCATCCAGGGAGCTCCGAGTGGCCCCTGCGGGTGCGAAGGCGGCATCTGCGGCATCGGCCCTTGGGGGTGAGACGGAGGCACGTTCGGGATCAAGCCTTGGAAGCCGCCGCCTGTCTGCTGCGCCGGCGGCGTCGCCGGCACCGACGTCGGCGTGGGCATTCCGAGCCCGGCCGCGGCGCCAGGGTGACGGATCGCCCAGATCGCCGGCGAGGCGCCTCGAGCTCTGAGCCACTGAGCGAGCGCCTGCGGGTCGGAGAAGGTTTGGCCGCCCCAGCGCACGGGTGCGGGAGTGAAGTCGGGGTTACCGAACGGCATGAGGGTCTCCTAGAAGGGAAAGACGCTGAGTTTGTCTGCGACAACGATGACGAAGTAGACGAGCCACACGCAGATCGCGAGGGCGATGACGCCGAGCACGCCGCCAGGGGGTCTCATCAGTAGTAGATCGTCTCCCCTTGCTCACCGCGCCGCGGGTGAATGCCGGGAGCATCCGGCGGCATCAGTGGGCGCTGGCGATTCTGCTGGAAGTGCCGGCGGAGGAGGGCGTGGCCGCCGGCCGCCGCCTGCTGCGGATAGCCGAGCGCTTGAAGCACCGGCGATGGCCGCTGGCCTGTCATCTGCGGCATTTCGTCTGTATAGGAGCGGTTACGGCTGTGTGGTCCGAGCATCGTCCTCTTCCTTCGGGGCCGGGAGCTGCGGGAGCTCTACCGGCTCGAGCGTGATGTCAGCTTCCGGCGCGACGGCGGCGAACGGGTTGTGAAAGACGATCTGAATGGGCTGGGTGCCGCCGGCGACGTAGTTATCGCGGTAAGCCTCCGGGTCGCGGCGCTTGAGCTGCAACTCAAGGTGGCGAGAGTCGTACTTGTGCACCTTGCGAATGATCTCGCCGTCCTTGTTCGTGTGCGTCTCGTAGTAGCCCTCGAGCCCGCGGCGCGTCGACTCGTCCGCCAACACGTTCGTTCCTGCCTGGAATGCCACCTGATAGCGCCGCTCGTTCTCGTCCGAGCGCTTGCGCCAGTCGAGCAGCGCATCCTGGTTGTGGCCCATCCTCTCCGCGACAGCTCTCAGTGTCGAGTAGCCGGAGGCGATGAGCTCAAGCCAGCGGTCGAACTCCTCTTCGGTAACGGCCTTGATCCGGCCGTTGCTGTGGCGCTCAGCCTTCAGCCGGCGCTTCTCGGGCGCCGCCGGCAGCATCGACTTCTGCTTCTGGCGGGCCCGATAAGCCTTCTGCCTCTCAGCGTTACTCTTCGCCATGCGTAACGTAACGGTCCGTTACGGCCGTTACGCCCTAGCCCATCCAGTAGAACGGGAAGTCGTGCGAATACTTCTGCACCGTCGCCGGAGCGCCTGCGGGCGCATAGCCCTGCAACGCCTTCAAGTTGCCGATGTTCTTGTCCGTGTCCGGGTTGTAGTAGGGCCTGCCGGTCAGCGCCGAGGCGATGAGGTAGCCCGCATACCACGGGTTGTTGGACGTGAACGCGCTCATGTTCTGCTGCGGCAGAAGCGGAATCAGGTCGTTGATGATCTTGTCCTGATTCGACGTGAAGAGGCTCTCCGCGGGACGTCCGCCGGCACCGAAGAACTCCGTATCGCGAAGGCGGCCCATTATCGCGTCGTAGATCGGGCTCGAGGCACCAGGCGTCGAGCTCGAGCCCAGCGTCGAGTGGGTGCCCATGCTCGTCGACGGAATCGTGGGCTGGGGCGCCGCTGGCGGAGCTGCTACGGGCACTTGCGCCTGCTGAGGCATCGCCGGCTTGTGAAAGACGGACGTGTTGGCAGGCCGGCGCGTATGCCAGGGATTCAGCGAGGACTGAAGGGTGTCTGAATACGGGATGTGCCTACGAGTAGCCAAGGGCGATTTCTCCGTCGTAACGTCGGGTACGGGGTGGGGGGTGACTAGGTGGCTCGAATGGAGCGGTGCGTCACGAGCCCGCCCTCCGCCCCTGTCGCCGCCTCGGATACGCGGATCGGCCGCCGTCGCGACCGCTCGAACGCGCACTTAGGGAATCTCGCGAAGAGTAGCAGTAACGGGCGGACGTACGCACGCTAATCGTAGTTAGCGCGCCGCCCGGTCCGCATGAATGCAGGGCTCGACGGCTGGCGGCCTCGCCGGCTGGACATTGTGACACGCCCGGAGCCCAGGCTCGCGCGTGCACGAGGAGCCGGGAGGTATGGCGGGGCGTGCGCCGTCCCGGTACCTCGCCGGACCTCGAGCCGCCCCGCCGCCGCCGTCCCTCTTCGTGCGTCCTTCGTGTTACTTGCACCTTCCCCGAAATATCAGCTCCCTCTATGACTCTTTATTGGTCCTGGTGCGTAGGGGATGATAAAACGGGGAAGGTTGCTTGTGACACGGCTCAATCCCTTTACTGATGCTGGCTAGAGCGATTGTGACAGAGAACATTGTGACAACCGCCTATTCGTACCAATCCGCACACTCTCGTTAGGATTCTGTAAAAGAGACGCAGAATAGACGCAGATCCCTTGCGTCACAATCTCTCTTCGTGTAGGAAGAGGAGGTCAACGACCGAGGAGGGACGATGACCCTAGTAATCGTGTTCACCGTCACAACGACGCCGTTATCCGCGCGGAGGCCCAAGGCCGCGAATGGCGCTACGCACTCGCGGACGCCGTGGCCGAGACGCAAAACGCGCTCGACCATCTAGACGCGGCAATCGGATACCTAACGATAGAGGGACCCGATTAGACAGCCTCAGCCAGTAGGTCAGCCGGGAGCGTGATACGCGACGACTGGCCGCCGTACATCGAACGTTCGAGCCACGCGAGAGCCTCGGAGACGAGGCTTTCGCGTACTCGATGGTCCCAGCGCCGCACGAGTACGCGGCACGTTCGGCCCGTCGACCCCGGCAGCCCGCCCGCCAGCTCGCAGTACGGAGCGAGCACAGGCTCCCGCTTGTATTGGTTGACCTTTCGCACGAGTACCGTCATCGGCCGCACTTCCGCATCGAGGTAGCGCCGCGTGACGTGCCAGTAAGCCTCGGCGTGGACGGCCCGGAGGCCACGGAGCTGCTTATCGAGCTCCTCGTAGGAATCCGTGGCATACCATAGGTCCTCGTGCCGCAGCGCCGCAGAATCCCAGCGGGGCCCGATATCGGACCATTTAGACGTGCCAGCGCCGGCGACCGCGTAAGGGTAGGACTTCAGCAGCTCGATGATGCGGTCGCGAGGGCTCACGCGGTCACGGCCTCTTGGGCGGCCCGTAGGCCGCGGAAGCGTTCAGCAACCCAGGGATCGAGCTCGAACGTCGCCGGTATGCCCTTGCCCTTGCCGTGGCGAATGACTACCCCGTGGCCGGCGAGATCCTGCAAGGCACGCTCCGTTGTGCGAGAGGGATGCTGCACCGCCTCAGCGACGTCGGCAAGCGTGGTCTCAGCCTCGCCCATCAGCGGCTCGGGCACGTCGAGCAGCGCCTCGATGACGATGCGCCGCAGTACCGGCATGGAGTCGAGTGCAGCCTTGACCGTGATCGCCCATGCCTCTTCCGAGGGAACCCCAATGGCCCGGAGGCCACAGAAGAGCCGGTCTAGCTGGCCGGTCAGCCTCGTCGGCGCCTCAGACTCAGGGATGAGCTCGATCTCGCGTGTGTAACTGTCACGCTCGACGGAGGAGCGGCACTTGGTCACGAGCACGGAGAGGTAGACGAGCTCGAGCCCTTGCTCCGGCGTCGTCGGTTCAGGAACCTTGGCCCGCCGCTTGAAGAAAGCAGTCACAACGTCCCGCAGCTCGGCGTGCATCTTGCCCTGCGATCCGGCTTGTTCCCACGCCTTGCTCCCCTGCTTGATCGGGTCTACCTTGGGCAGCCTCAGCAACACGAGACGCTCGCCCATCGCAGACATCACGCCGTGATGGCGGTCGATTACCGGCGTGACGCCCACCACCATGCCGACCTTTCCCGTCCAAGAGAGACGCCGGTGCCCGTCGACGCCCAGATCCCGGTGCCAGGAGCCATCGTAAATCTCTCGCAGCGCGGCCAGCACGAGGCGCCGCTGCTCGGGGTGCATGGACAAGACGGAGCCGAAGTCCTTGCAGACGATGATGCCCGGCTTGTCGGAGCCGATCTCTCGCAGGATGCCGCCACTGGCACCGTCAGCCCGTTCTTTCTTGGCGGTGCCGGATAGCAGCGCCGGCTCAGTCAGCGTGGCGGTAGGCCGCACGTCCGAGAGCCCGTAGAGGGACATAAGGATCTCAGACTTGCCGCCGCCCGGAGGCCCGACGAGTGCCAGCCACAGCGGAGATTCGTCCTCGAAACGGTTGGCGGCCACGGTAGCCAGCGCCGCGTAGAGCGCAGCCGGGTCGGGGAGATACATCCAGCGCCGGAAGGTCTCGAGAACATCGGAGAGCACGCCGTCATGCAGCCTGTTCGTCGTAGTGCCATGCGAGACCGCTACCGCCAAAGAGCAAGAGTTGGCAGTCCGTCAGCGTGCCGTTGCCGTTGTGCTCGAGCGGGTGACACTCGAAGCAGGCAACCTCGCAGCGAACGAGCGAGGCGAGAACGACGTCGACCGGGGCCCGGCTGAGGAACTTCGCGGCAAGGTGCCCACGGGCCCCCTCGGCGGGGTCACGATGATGGATATGGAGCTGTTCCCAGGCGAGCTCCGGGTAGCGCCGGCCGCAACGCGCGCAACCCGACGCCTTGAAGGCACGCAATAGGTTGATGCCACGGTCACGGCTCGCGATGCCGCTGGCCGTGGTCGTGAACTTCGGCCGCCCCAGCCAGGTCAGCACGGCTCCTCCGCCTCCCCCTTCCGCTCGTAGGCGGCGAGAGCTGCACGGGCCACTTCAACGTCGCGTGTTTCGCCTATCTCGCAGATCGTCCGCAGCGCCTCAGCCAGCCGCTCCGCGTTCTGCTCGGCAGCCTTCAACCTTGCACGGTGGTAGTCCTGGTCGGCTAGCTCGACTATGCGGGCTTGCCGCGACGCCGCGACGTTCTTCTGCAACTCATGAAGGTTGCACTCGTCGGCTAGGGCGTGCTCGGCGTCCTGTAGCTTCCCCCCTAGCTCGACTATGCGGGCTTCGAGCGCGACGATGTACTCGTGGGCTTCTTCTGGCGAGGGCCAGGTATGGCAATCGCAGAGCCACTTCGTGTCTCGCTCCCTCTCAGCCTTCTCCGCGCGGGCTTCGGCGGCGGTGAGGGCGTCGAGGAGTCTCTGCGTGAGTTGCCAGTCACCACGACGCCTGCCAACGATCTCGTTGCGCTCCTCCGGCGTCAGCCGAGATGCTTCCATGCGCCCCTCCTCCGAATCTCGCGGACGGTGATCGGAGACACGCCGTACCGACCGGTCCACCTTGCGCCAGAAGCGTTCGGCTAGCTCACCCATCAACACGGCCCTCCCGTGTGCTTCGGACAACGCTCCTTGTGCCGTCGCCATCCCTGCTTGGCGAAGATGTAGTCGCGTGCGTTGAGTGACCATCCGCACTCACACTTGACTAGATAGCGGCGACCAAAGATCGGGCGCTTACTCCTCGGGGTCACGCCAACAACTGTGACGTAATCGGTCAGATTGCCTCGCCCGCTCAACACGGCCCTCCCGTCTCCTTCGCCATCTCGGGGTCGTAGGGTTCTTCGGGGTCGTCGTAGGTGTCGGGGGTGAGGAGGGCGAGGGCGGCATCCTCGGTAGCCAACACGTCCTCAGCGTTCTCCCACGCGGGCCACTCCATGCTGCGACGCTTGCGCAGTGCCCTAGTGTCGGGGGTGAGGAGGGCGCGGCACTCGGCCCACTCCTCCGCGATCTTCTCCGTCAGGATTCCGTGAGACACCAGTTGCATCGCCCCGCAGATCTTCGCCGCCTCCCCAGGCGTCAAGACGACGCAGGGGGCGAGGAGAGCGACCGCGTTCCGCTGCTTCTTGCTCACCTCGTAGGGCGGGCGTTTCAAGACCTCCATCACCCGCGCCTTCACCGCCGCTCCCGTGTTCTTGGTCATGCTGCTCCTTCCGTCAAGAGAGACTTGCGCCGCCAGGGATGCGATGCTGGCTGCGGCCTCCCGGTCCCGGTCCCCCTCACGAGCCCGAGGCGGCGGCGCTTCTTGCGGTGAAAGCGCCTGACGGCCTCCACGCACGGCTCGCAGTAGCAGCGGTAGCGGCCCCGCTCTACCCCGTGCTCGGTGACAGCGCACTCGGCGCGGAGGTTGTCCAGCCAGCAGGCACGGCAGACCACGGCCTGCCAGCCCTTCGGACTCGCGCACGTCGGGCAGATCGTTCCCGTGCAGGGGCGATAGCGAGGCGAGCGTTTCACGCCTACCCCCGCCAACGCCTTGATCTGTTCGGTGCTGCTGTTCTCGAAGGTGTAGACGTCCACGTTCTTGCACAGCGCCATCCCCGGCGCTCGAGCCTGCGATGCGAGCTCGGCGAGCTTCTGCGGCGTGATGGGCCTGGTAGTACCCACCGAATACCCGATCTTCGGGTAGGTGGCGAACCCCAGCACGCTCCCCACGACGGTCACGGTGTCCGCCGCCCTCAGCACCCTCGTCGGGGCGAAGCGCAGCACCGTCCCGTCGAAGTGGCCGTCCGCCCAGTACAGTCCACCGCCAGCGCCCTTCATTTCCAACTTGCCGACGCCGGGGTTGAAGCCGACGACCCATGCCCACTTGTACGTCTTGCCGACCTTGATCCTGTACCACCACGCCGGCCCGCCTCCGCCGCTCCACGCCACGGCTGGCTTGAAGGCTTCCGTGACGTGGGCTACGGGGAAGGGGCCGACGTTCGAGTTGCCGTCGCCGTCGTACGCCTGACCGTGAACCTCGCAGCCCCGGAAGGCGAAGCGCCGGAAGTCGAAGCCCAGGCGAGAGGCCGGGACGTTGTAACTCACCACCACGGGCTCCGGCTTCGTCGCCTGCATCATCAGCGCCACGTTTGCGCCCTCGTTCTCCTTCGGCGGCGACTCCATGTTCAGGCACCAGCCCTGAGGCTGAATCTCTGCCCGGAGCGCGGTGATCCTCTCCGGGATGGCGGCAACGTTGTCTATCCAGAGCGTCGCGTAGATCTGAACGCCGAGGGGATTGAGCGCGGCCTTGTACTTCGGGAAGGCGGCGCGGTTCTTCGCGGCGTGCGGCCAGTGCTCGGCTTGCAGGTAGCAGCGATTGATGAGGCCCGCGCGTGCCCACTCCAAGCAGCGGTCGAAGGCTTCGTCGGTGTCGAGGATGAATCCGCTGATCTTCATGCTGCTGCCTCCTGTCGAATGTGGGCGAGTAGCTGGATACCGATGAACTCGGTGTAGGCGGGGGGGATTGCCTCTCGGATCTCGTCCCACGACATCCAGTCGATGCCCATAGCCTCCGCTGCGATCTCGAGACGTTTGGGTGCACGGTGTTCGGAGCCGTCCCTGCGTGTCCACAGCCTGCGACCGTCTAGCTTCCCGTATACCGCCACCGGGTCTTTCTGTCGTGGTGGACGGGGGTAGGTGAGGAACGAGATCGAAGTCTCGAACAGGCGCGGTCGGTGAACGCGAAGCCCGAACATCTCGCCAGTCAACTCGTAGGGCTCACGCATCTCGGACAGAGCACCGAGGACGTTCTCGATGACGTAGGGGCTTCCTGTGGCCTGGAGCAACGCCCGCGTCTTTGCGATTAGGGCGGGGGAGTCCGATCCCCACCGGTTGTTCATGGTCGTGTACGCCTGACAGGGAGGCGACGCGTGGTAGGCGTCATAGATCGGTTCGTTCTCAAGGTCGTAACGCATGAACTCGAGCGCGTCCGCCTGAAAGAACTCGAACGGGTAGTTCGGTTGCGGTGCGATGTCGACGCCGACGACCTCGAACCCGGCGCGGTGATATCCCAT